ACTATCACTTGAAGTAATTGTTGGAACGCTGGTATAACCACTCCCTCCTGATGTTATTGTCGTTGCGTTGATCACTCCTGTTTTAAGAGCAAGTGAAAGCGTACCTGTGCGATGTATGTGAGCTGTCGTTGTAGGTAAGAATGTAGATACAAACATCTCAACAAGAACAGGAATATCTTCTGGTCCTATAATACCAGGTTGAATACCAGGCATACGACTGAGTGTTAAAGCATCTGTTAATGCTGCACCTGTTAATTCTAAGAAGAGTAATATCTCAGCAAAATAAATAAACCCTGCTGGATGTACTAATCTATCAAAAGAGAGTTCCCAATCAGCTAAATTTTTACCTGTCTTAATTAAATAAGCGAACTTTTGATATTTTTTACTGTCTTGTAATACAATACTATCTGATAAGAATCCTTTTTTATCTAAATAGATACCACCTTTTGTAAGAGCAGCATTTGCTTCCCAGTCACCGCTTGACGGAACAAGTACTTTATCATAAGGAAACTCAACTTCAACAGCGTCATTAAAAAGTATTCTAAAAAATATTTCAATAGAATCAGCTGATCCTCTTAACTTATAGAAATCTATAATTTGTTTATATAAATTTCTTTTATCAACTGTTACTCCTCTTGGAATCGTAGCAGCAATTTCTTTCTGAATCAGTTCTAAATAACTTGTATCGTTACGATCAATATCCATTGCGTGTTCAATGGTATTCATAACATATGATGGTCCAGGACCTACCCAATTCTTTTGAATTGTTGTTAATTTTGCTGAATAATTATTATAAGCTGCTAAACCGTTGACAGTAAATGTCTTACCTATTTCAGATGTTGATTCAACAAGCGATCCTGGTAGTTCATTACCATTTGTAATTGCTACGTTAACATCTGTTAAAGCTATCGTTGTAGTTGTACCATTAGGTGCAGTGACTACAAGAGTTGAGCTTGCTCCTGTTTCATCAGTAAAAAATTTATTATTTTCATTACTAGGGTCAGGTATTCTAAATTGAGCTTGGCCATTTAATATAACATCTGTAAAAATTTTAGTTTCTTGATAAATAAATTCGTCCATATTCATGAACGTATAATAAGCTTCTAAGAATTTAGTTAATTGCGTCTTATCTTCTAATATCTCAGAAGGTATTAACTGATCAATACGAATATTTTCTTTTGTATCTTTTAAACTCCCATGCTCGACTTCAATCGCGCCTGGAGTTAATGTAGATTTATGAGCCATTATTTAAATCTGGATGTTGTGTTATATGTAATAGAACCAGCTGATCCTCCAACTGCGATCGTATCAATCTCAGGTAAAATAGTAACACTATTATTATCAATTGAGATTAACTGATCTCTTTTTGGAGCGAGGTCTAATGAGTTAGGTAATACTGTAATTTTAATTGCTGTTGTTGCATCAGGTAAAAAATTATTTAACGATATTGTACCTTTTAATATATCAATAAGACCAGCATTATTAATCACTGTTACATTTTCTAAATTAACTACTTTATATACAATTACTTGTCTATTTGTTGAACCTGTAATTGGAATATCTCCAAAGAAATGTTCTACATTATTTATTAAAAATGCTGATGATGTAAGTATAAATGATGTTGAATTACCACTCTGATAAAACGGAGATGTAAAGCTTAAGTTAAAATCATTAGGTAGCGTTGAAACGTTACTTGGTGTAATGTTTTGAAACATTCTTGGTCGTACAATAGTATTTAATATTGATGGATCAGAGTTATCGATTGCTCTTGTTAATTGTGAATGCCTAAAGACACCATCAAATTTATTTAAATTATTAAAATTATAATCTGTTATTGTATCTCTTACAACTGATTGTAATTCAACTGAACTTCTATCTGTTAAGTTTGGATTATATTTAAAATTACAGTCAATCTCTAAGAATGTAAAATTAGTATTGACAATTTCTGGTGTAATAGAAACTACATTCTTTCCTTTTAATATTACTCCAGTGATATCTGTTTTTTCAGCTGTTGTTAATTGTTCTGCTAATAAAGGTTTAATACAAATATAAACTTTACCATAGTCAGGTGGATCATTATCTTCACCACCCCATGTTGAGATAGAGTCGATATTATTAAATTCCTTTTTGATAATAGATGCATAGTCATCAGCTGTTACCGCTCTGTTTTGAGCAATAAAGGTTAAAGGTGCATTAAAACGAATGGATTCCATTGTCTCTGCTTCTACACCGCCACCAGCTGCTGTATCTAATGTGACTGTAATACTACTAAATCCACCAATTGAATCTACCATTGAGAAACTGTTAGCACCATTTGATTCAGTACCCTTTGTAGTTACATAGTCAATAGTAACAATATTATTATTTGTTGGTTTAAATCCAGTAATACCATCACCAAAATATATTTCATAATATCCGCTTGGATTTTCTTGTAAAAAATAAACCTTTGATTCTGAATCTACATTCTTTAATGTTTCAAATTTAGCGTAGATATCAAAAGAACTTGACTCTTCGTTTGACTGTACGCGTACACGTAATGTACTTGTATCTGCATCATAGTCTGAGAGTTGAAATTTCTGATTCTCTATATCATTATCAACTCTATATTTTAATTCTCTTGTAGTACCTTCTGCAATCACTACATCATTAAATGTATATGTTGTACCTACTAATGTTGCTTGTTGAGTTTCTAATACAACGTATTGAAATTCTTCGCCACCGACAACGGTATTTAATTTAGTTCCTCTTGTAAGTTTTAAAACAGTAGGGATTGTACCTACTTCACTTGCAATATTAACAACAATATCAACTTTACCTCTTGGAGATAGGACTGATCGAGGAGTATAACTTAAGAGCTTTGCTCTTGTTACTACATTACCACGTATCTGAGCTGAATCTAAAAAGGATTCATTCAATGAGTAATGAGCGTTTAATGCATTATAGTGTGTATTATAAGCTAATACATCTAATAATACGTTTAATCCACTACCATCAAAGTCATAGTCGTTAAACTCTGTTTGTTGTTTTAAAAAGTTTTTGAGATTATTTTTTATATCTGCAAAATCGAGTTCTGTTACGTTTAAATTTGTTGCCATGTTATCTTAACCTTCTTAATGCGATTTGAACTTCACTTGCTGAATCAAATTCTTTTATTATAAATTTTACTAAAATACGATATGCATTATCAGCACTATCGTTTGTAATTGCTATATTAGTTACTTTTACTCGTGGTTCATATTTTGTAAGCACGTCTTTTATATTACTTCTTAATCTAATATTTGTAATAGCTCCAGCCGGCTCAAATAATAATCCTCTTAAATTTGCTCCCAAATCATCTTGAAATGGACGCTCATAAAAATTACTTACTAATAAATTTCTTACAGCATTTTTAATTGCAGCGTCGTCTCTTAGTGGTATAATATCTTTACGTATTGGATGTATTTTTAATGAAAGATCAAGATCACTCCAAGGTTTCTTTTTAGACACAACCTGAGTTTGCTTTTTACCTGTGATTCGTTTATCGCCTGTATATAATCCTGACATATAGTTATTTATATTGTTTATGCGCTACTTTCAGCCACTGTTAAGCTATTTGTTGATGCAATTGCTGTTTGTATTGATGGTGGTAAGTCTATTGTAGACGGAAAGCCTATTATCTTTAAGAAATCGCAGAAGGTAAAGGTAATCCATTGTGTTAATGTACTCAATCCTATTGCGTCAAAGAAAGCTGTGACCTTTTCCATCCATTTCTTTATAAGATATGTCTGCCATTCTTCTTTAAATTCTCTTGCTCGCTTTAATAATCTTTCTTTATTATATTCATCGATGTCTACATTGTTATCAAACTCACCGCCTAATAAATCATTTAAGCTATAACCAAAGATTGATATAGATTCTAACTCTTTTGTTGTCTTATCTCTTATAAGAGTCTCTAAGTCAAGCTCTTCTAATACTGGTATTGTAGGTAATCCAAGGGCATCCCATATCTCTTGAAATTCACCAATTAAATCAGTAAACCCTCCATGTAATAAAAGATTCATTTTCTTTGCGACTTCAGATCGTATATAATTAATAACTGTTTCTTTTTTAAAATCAGCTGTCTCAAATTTATCCCATACCTTATATTCGTCTGGGATTAAGTCATATATACTATCAATCTCTTCTAATTCGAGTGAATCTCTGATCGATGATGGATCTGTTAAAAAATCTATTATATTAATTGTAATACCAAGTATCGTAACATTAAATTCAATAGGGATAAGACTATTAATAAGTTCAAGTATCTTTTTTTGTACGTACATTGGATATTCAGCAGCTAACCGAGTCATCATGATATCCCATTTTTTTTCTGGTATGTCAACCTTTTCCCACTTAGGATTGTATATGTCTAATATATCTTTTTCTATCTTATCTAATTTTTCTTTTAGATCCTTTAATTCGTCAGGATAACGATACGACATAGTGGCTAAGCCACCAAAAAGGTTAACTAAATTAGCTGGTGTGGGTAATAATACATCAGGACATTCTAATGCTGGCAATGTAATGCTTGGAACCGCCATTATATGATTCTTGTTTTAACTATTGATTTGATTTCTATGAGGCCGTCTTTATCGATTTTGATATACGAACCCTTTTTACCGTGAGTAATTCGAACTTCTTCTGCACCGTCTGTATTATCAATTTCTATTAAATGACCAGCCTTTGACTTATATACTTTATTATCGACTGATGATTCTGTTGGTATATCTTGTGTACTGTCTGTTTGAGTT